AATTTCCAATCTCTAAAGAACTAGAAATACTACCGGTTACACTAGATCCGCTGGCTCCGGGTGCGAGTGTAATTGTGCCACCGCCTACTGATGTTATTGCGACTGACATTCCGTTATTTGATCCACCGGCGTAGGAGATAACGTCACCACCTGTCGGCAAGCTAGTTAAACCTGCATGTGTCAGCGATGCAGCCGAGGGTGTTGCCGATCCTTGTATATAGGATTCAGTAAAACTCGTACTAGCTCCGGCAGTTGTCTGAGATACGCTGGCTGATGCACTCATCGTTGCAGCAACACCCGTTAAATTACCGTTAGCAACCGCCGGTGCGGTGAGACCACCCATTGTTCCAATCGTAGTTCCCGTTGCACTGGTAGAAAATGTAGACGGAATTGCCTTGACGTGAGAATAAGAACCGTCCACAGTTCCTTGTGCGGTAGCTGTAATTTTGTGAACCATACCGGCTTGAGTAGGTACAGCTAGAAAGAAGAGAAGTAGTAAGCGTTTCATGTGAGTTTGCCGTCAGGACCGATAGGACGATTAGTAATAGGATCAATTCTCGACTGACTTACTTCTGTTCCTTGGGGAACTAATGTAAACCTGTTATCTACTCTTATTACATCTTGTGATTTTAAGTATGCTTCTATATCTTTTCTATTCATAGGCTTATCTTCTGAGTTAACGGAATAAGTTCCATCACCTTTTTTCTTTGCGCTCTTCTCTAATCCGAAACTTGCCAAACTTGAGGCGAGGAGCGACGCAGGAAAAGTTATATCCTGCTTTTCTCCACTTGTTAGACCGGGAATTTTAGGTAAGTAATTTAAAGTTACGAGCGCACCCGACCAAAAAACAACGAGCAAACGGACAGCAATACTGACATATTCAAACTGTTCATCTCTATCAGGTATTTTATCCTGAATCTTTTGGATCAGGTTTTTGCCTTTTTCTTCTTTGTTTTCTTTTTTGGTTTTTGAGTCTTGTACGGCATCCATCAAAGATAAGTGATAGTTACCCAATTACTTTAGCTCAATTTGAATAAGTTAGTCTTCCTCGGGTTCGTCTGAAGTCTTGCCATGAAGTTGAGACTTGATTTGATCATGTTCCTTAGTTAGTTGAAGGAAGATGTCTTTGACTTTCTCTGAGAATTTCTCATCTTCACTTTTAGATTCCTTTTCCTTACCCGGGTCCATCTTCCGACATTTAAGATTCGTAGAGGTTAGCCTTTTTCTTCATCCATGCAAGTTCTTCCTTAATTAACCTGTGATTTTTTGGAGTGTATTTGTCTGAGCAAGGGTGAAGATCATTGATACATTCCTGATGAGCATTAACAAGCTCAAGAATATCTTCTACATACTGTTCTTTAATTACTGCCTCTTGAGATTTAGATTTTGGAAAAAAGAATGCGGTCACTTGTTTTATACGTTAGGTTTAGAACATACGTATCTATCAATCTTTTCTTGTCGCCTTCCAGCTAACTAATCACAGCTTTAGTCTTGTTGAAGGCGATGTCGCCTTGCAGTTAACTGCTCATATGAGTGGTTTTACAGAAGGCGACGAAAGAAACTAGATTGACTAGCACGTATGTAAGTATTATTGCCATAAGTTTTTGTGATGTCAAACACACTTTTACCTCAAATCGTCGGTTATGCGAGGGTCAGCACGTCTGCGGGTGAACAACTTGATGCGTTAGAAACGCAGAAAAGCAGACTGAAAACTGCGGGTGTTCAGAAGATATTTACTGATGTTGAAAGTGGCCGAAGTAATGATAGACAGGCGTTTAATGACTTGCTTCAGTTGATAGATAAGAGTGCTGTAAAAGAGATAGTTGTTACTAGATTTGACCGGTTAGGAAGAGACGCGGCGTTTGTCGATGCTGCCCTAGTTCTTGCGTCAAAAAAGAACGTAAAAATTAGAACAATAGATACAGGGGTTGTAGATACTCAATCACCTACCGGTTTCTTAATGTCTCGAATCTCAACCAGTCTCGCTGAGATGGAAAGCAAGATGTTGAGTATGCGAGTTAAAAAAGCTCTCGACCAAAGATGGAGAGATGGAAAGATACCAAGAGGCAAAATACCTTGGGGTTATCACAGAGTTAAATATACGGATAAGGATTGTTTAGAACTGCATCCAATAGAAGGGGATAGGGCAAGACAGTTTTTAGCAATATTGAAAAATAACCAATACAGACTTCATAAAACACTTAAAGAATCTGAGGACGTTCCTTTAAGTAGAGTATCTAGTGTTAAAAAGTGGCTTTATAACCCTGTATTGAGAGGTGGAATAGGCTTTGCAAAATTGAATGGTTACGAATATGAAAAAGTTATTTGGGGATTACATGAGCCACTAATTAGGCATGAAGACTGGTTCGCAATTAAAAGGGTTATGGAGTTTAATACAAAGGCGTGGGGTGCAAGTGCTTCCGTGAAACCAAAACTTCTCACTGGATTAGCTGTTTGTTCTGTTTGCAATAATCGCTTGGCTTACTTACCTCGTAAGAAGGAAACACATGCTTATGCCTTACGTTGCAACTTTCTTAAGTGCGATCTATATCAAAAAAGAGTACAGGAAAAAATGATCGTTGAAGCTATTAATGCAGCGTTAGCTAAACGGTCAAAAGAATTGGCAACCTTAACTGAGACTGAACCAGTAGAAGTAACGAAACTACGTAGTGAGATAGATAATCTGTCGAAACTTGATGATCCTGATTTAAAGGAAGTTATCGAGAGGAAGAAAGAGAAGTTAACCGGTTTGCTTTTAACTGAGTCTCCGATTTTGAAGGAAAGAGCCGAGTTAATGGCGGAGCCCGGTTTTTGGAAACATGCGGTATCTCTTCCTGATACCCGTCTTCGAGAAATTTATCTTGAGTTTGTTCTGAAAGTTGTGGCGAATCCAACTGAGGTAGTTCAGGTTGATCTGCGGATTTGAATCTTTTGTAGTCCTCTATTAAAGATATTAATACGTCCTCTACAGACATTTAGCAAGACAAAAACTAGAAAAAATATATTAACTAGCGATATAACTTTGCAACTCTTAGTAACGGTATATAGCCAGCTTATCTGTATTTACTTTTATTCTGTAAAAACATTTTTGCAGCTTCTATCATAACATCATTAAGGGTGGAACCTTCCTTGGCGGCTGCGATTTTCATTTCTCGGTGTAAATATTCTTCGAGATTCACTGTTATTCTTTTCAACGAAATGACAATAAAAATCCAATATAAGTAATTTTTATATATGTGCAAATTATTTTTAGATTGTCTTTATTAATACATAAATACGTAAGTTTGTAAAAAGTTATACTTTATAAATCTCGAAGTGTGGGTTCGGGCTCGAAATGAGTTCTCCTTTTTGCGCTTCTAAATTTGCTTTTACCTTTTCTTATCTTCCTAGCACCCTCTAAAAAGTTGACTGCTCTATGAATTTCACCAGCAGTTGCCAAGCTAACTGACTTCCGCAACATCCTTAATACTGCTGTTCTTGGTGTTTCTTCCAAGCTATAACTTAAGTAAGTTAGCTTAACTCTAATCGGTGAAGTTCTTGGACGCAATCAGTCAGCACTTTGTATATCGCTCACCTGATCCGTGGACTGGTTACATCAATGGCTTACGTCAGTTAAGTAGTAAGAAGTTACAGAAGTTAGCTGGTACTCGAACCCACTACAGCAAAAAGACTTTAATCACAATGTTTCTTTCCCAGTAGGGTCTTGTTGGTAAACAGATTAAGGTCTTGTTGGTAATCAGTTAAGGCAATCGGTTAATAGATCTGTAAATTCCTGATTGTTTAGGCGTTTAAATCTTAAAAACATTGTTTTCAACATTCTCTTTGTTTGTGTGTAGTTAGGTTCTGGATCATCTCCCGGTGTAATGCCATCTTCAATTAATACCTTACTTTTACCTTGCTTTATTTTCTGTATTGAACCGAGACTACAATTAAACAATTCAGCCAACTCTTGAGTGCTATACCAGTCTTTAAGTTTGTATATAGATCTAACTTGTCCGTCAGTAAATACATAATGTCCATTACATCCTTTAACTGTTTCTTCTATCTGTTCATACGTTGTGAATTTATGGGTGCAAAGGTCGCATTGCCTTCTTCTCCTTGTTATCGAATCATTTCTTTTTGTTCGAGACTCTAATACTCTTACTTGTTTACTATTGCATTTAGGACATCTCATGTATCTTCCTCCGCTGGTTTAAGCATGTTTTGGCAATGCAGTGAATTTGTTTTGGAGTCATCCCAAATAACGTAGTAATAGAAGTAAGCTCTACCGCGTTTGTCCTTTTTAATAGTGAAGTCAGTAATAGTGCCATACCTATGACCTTTTATTTTTAATTCTTCAGTTACTTGTTGGTAGCGGCCTGAGCGAGTGATGCACTCATTCTTCGCGATCTTCATTACCCTGTCTTGTGCTTGAAATTTTGGGGTACTCATTTCGCTCCACCCCAACTATCGGAATAACTTCCTTCTGCGACGAGTGCGATTTCATCTCCTAATATCTCTTTTCCG